AGGTCGTTATTTTATTACACACTTTAAAGAACTTTTTGCTTTGGATGGCAAACACGCAAACTTAACTGTAAATGATATTCAGCGTCGTAATCGTATTGTTCAGTTAATTGCTGATTGGGGACTGGTTGAAGTAGTTGATGTAAGTAAGGTTCAAGATATTGCTCCATTAAATCAAATCAAAGTTCTTCCTCATAAAGAAAAGGGGGATTGGATTCTGGAAACCAAGTATAATATTGGTTCTAAAAGGAAAAAGGTTGAAGAACCCGAATAATAAAGTAGGGAGTTCAACACTCCCTTTTTATGTTAGAATAAACCTAAACTGTATTATTAAAATGGTAAAGCATCCTGCTGTAATGGGACCTCATATTTTAGAGGCGTGTAAAACGTTTCTTCCCTTTGAAGGATGTAGAGTTTTGGACCCTTTTGCCGGTCTGGGGACAACTGCAAAATTACTTCCAGAGTATGATGTAGTTGGTATTGAAATTGAAAAGGAGTGGGCGGAACAATATAAAAAAACAATTTGTGGAGATTCTTTAATTGTTATTCCTACTCTTGGAGAATTTGATGCTATTTTGACAAGTCCTACTTATGGAAATCGAATGGCAGATGACTTTGAAGCATCTGATAAATCTAAACGGATAACTTATCGACACAAATTGGGAAAAAAGTTATCTGAAGGAACAACATCCAATTTGCATTATGGTAGAAAAAATAAAAAGTATGAAGACCTTCATACTAAAATTTGGAAGGTTTGTGTTGATGCTTTGAGGGGGAATGGTGTGTTTATCTTGAATTGTAAAGATTTTATTTCTTCTGGGACAGTTATGGAAGTGACACAATGGCACATTGATATTCTTGAGTCATATGGACTATCTGTGGTAGAATCTATTCGTGTTCCCTCAAAAGGAATGCGATTTGGATCCAACTTTCAACAAAGAATTGATTATGAAAATGTCGTCTGTCTCCAAAGACTTTCAATCTGAAAGCACCGCCTCTGGCGAAGAATATGAGCGTATTGTCAAAGAAGATTTGATTAGTAGAGGATATACTATTCTTGAAACAAATGTAAAAATTCCTGGTATTGGAATCAATGTGGATTATATTGCAGAAAAAGATGGTGCTATTGAATATGGCGAGGACAAGGGTGGTAAGTCTGGTGGTAAAAAACGTCCGGGAGCTCAACGCACAGATAATGTAAAGAAAGCAATTGCTAATGGGGCATTGTTGAAGGTGGAATATCCTGATAGAAAGTATGTCATCTACTTTTCTGCACCACCAAAAGAAGGTAATTCTTCTGATGAAATGATTAGAACTGCTGTTAAAGCTGGATATGTTGATGAAGTGAGGTATTTGGGATATTGATAACCGAATAATACAGTAGGGAGTTCCACACTCCCGTTTTTTATTATGGACTGATATATAATAAGGATGCCTTCGGGATCCACAAAAAACAAACTCGCTTTTTAAGGAGCTACCATAATGACTAACCTTGCACGTTACACTGCTGCGGATCTACCTGCCTTGATGGATAGGATTACTCGCAATAGTATTGGAATGGACGAATATTTTGATCGTCTATTCAATCTTCACGAAACTACAAATAATTATCCACCCTATAATTTAATTCAGGTAAATAATGTCGAATCTCATTTAGAGATCGCACTTGCAGGATTCAAAAAGGAGGAAGTAAATGTCTTCACAGAGTATGGAAAACTTTTTGTCGAAGGGCAAAAATCAGATACAGAATCGGATAGGACGTTTGTCCACAAGGGTCTGGCTCAACGAAGTTTCAAAAGAGTATGGACACTATCCGACGATACTGAAGTCCGAGAAGTCACCTTTGAAGACGGACTACTTGTCATTCGATTAGGAAAGATTGTTCCGGAACACCACAGCAGAAAGGAGTACCTATAAATACTTAAGGCTGCCCCAAAAGTATTGTTGCCGCAGGGAGGTAACTGGCAAAAACCAGTTTGACACCTCCCCTTTTTTTGTGCTATAATGAATTGAGAGGAAAACTAAAATGTCTGTAAAAATTGCTCTATTAAAATCTGGAGAATCAGTAATTGCTGATATTAAGGAGTTGATTTCTGATGATAAGGTATGTGGGTATTTGTTTACGAATCCACATAAAATGCAGGTCAGTAATTCAATTTTCTTAACTGAGGAATCAGTAGAACCGGAAGACGGAACTGTGAGTGTCACATTTTCTTCTTGGATTCTCTTTACAAGTGATGATGAGATTCCAGTTCGCCCAGATTGGATTGTAACTATTGTTGAACCAGTCAAATCAATTAAAGAAATGTACGAGGAAAAAGTAAATGGAACGGAATGTAAAGTGTCTTCTATTGAAGGTTGATACAGTATTAATAACTGAAATTATTGAAGTAGGTTCTGAACTTGGAGAACCCGATTGTAAACTAATCAATCCATATCAGTTTTTGAGTATAGATGATATGAGACCCTGGCCAGAGGTTACTAATCAGACTGAACTAATGATTCATTCTGATAGTATTCTTACAATCGCAGAACCGACTCCCGAAATTGTTACAAAGTATCTTGAACTAACTACCTGATGAATTTTTATACAAACGTACAAATGGTTGGAGATCACTTCTTGGTTCGTGGTTATGAAAATGGTAGACATTTTATGTCCCGTGAGAAGTTTTCTCCAACTCTTTTTGTTCCGTCTAAAAAACCAACCAAATATAAAACACTGAATGGTGAATATGTAGAAACGATTCAACCAGGAACTGTACGTGAGTGTCGTGATTTTATCAAAAAATATGACGGCGTAGAGAACTTTAAAATCTATGGTAATACTGGATACATTTATCAGTATATTTCTGAAAAGTATCCAGAGGAAGAAATCAAGTTTGATACTACCAAGATTAAAATCTCCACGATTGATATTGAGGTTAAGTCCGAGAATGGATTTCCCGATGTTGAGTCGGCAGCAGAAGAAGTTCTGCTGATTAGTGTTCAGGACTATACAACAAAAAAGATTCGCACCTGGGGGCAGGGACCATTTAATAATAAACAACAGAATGTTGATTATAAAAGTTTTAGAACTGAATATGAACTTCTGACGGCATTTATCAACTGGTGGATGATTGAGGGAAATACTCCTGAAGTCGTGACTGGTTGGAATAGTGAATTGTATGATATGCCGTATCTTGTGCGTCGTATTGATAGGATTCTTGGTGAGAAGTTAATGAAGCGTCTTTCACCTTGGGGTCTTGTAACCGAAAGGGAAATTTATATTGCTGGTCGCAAACACATCTCATATGATGTTGGTGGGATTACTCAACTTGATTATCTAAATCTTTATAAGAAATTCACTTATAAGGCACAGGAATCTTATCGCCTAGATTATATTGCCGAAGTGGAACTCGGACAAAAGAAACTCGACCACTCGGAGTTTGATACTTTCAAGGACTTCTATACCGAAGGTTGGCAGAAGTTTGTGGAGTATAACATTGTTGACGTAGAACTTGTTGACCGTCTGGAAGACAAGATGAAACTGATTGAACTTGCGATTACGATGGCGTATGATGCCAAGGCAAACTATGGTGATATATCTTCGCAGGTTCGAATGTGGGATACAATTATCTACAATTATCTTAAAAAGAAAGATATTGTGATTCCTCCCAAAGAAAAATCAGAAAAGGATTCAAAGTATGCCGGTGCCTATGTAAAAGAACCTGTTCCTGGTAAGTATGATTGGGTTGTCAACTTTGACTTAAACAGCCTATATCCGCACCTGATTATGCAGTTCAATGTGAGTCCAGAAACTCTTGTGGATGAAAGGCACCCAACGGCAACTGTCGATAAGATTCTCAATCAAGAACTTTCTTTTGAACTGTACAAGGACTATGCAGTTTGTCCGAATGGTGCTATGTTCCGTAAGAATGTTCGTGGGTTTCTGCCTGAACTAATGGAGAAGATCTATGAAGATCGCACCATTTACAAGAAGAAAATGCTTGTTGCCAAACAACAGTATGAAAAGACAAAAACAAAAGAGTTGGAAAAGGAAATTGCCAGGTGTAATAATATTCAAATGGCAAGGAAGATTCAACTTAACTCTGCTTATGGTGCTATTGGCAATCAATACTTCCGTTATTACAAACTAGCGAACGCAGAGGCAATCACTCTTTCTGGGCAGGTTGCGATTCGTTGGATTGAGAGTAAGATGAATATCTATCTCAATAAACTTCTTAAAACTGAGGACTTTGATTATGTTATTGCTTCTGATACTGACTCCATCTATCTTAATATGGGTCCTCTGGTTGAAACTGTATACAAGGGAAGAGAGAAAACTACTGAAGGCGTTGTTTCGTTCCTTGATAAGATCTGTCAGATGGAACTTGAAAAATATATTGAAGGTTGCTACCAAGAACTGGCGGAATATATGAATGCCTATGACCAGAAGATGCAAATGAAACGAGAGAATATTGCCGAACGCGGAATCTGGACTGCGAAGAAGCGTTATATTCTCAATGTCTGGGATAGTGAAGGTGTTCGTTATGAGGAACCTAAACTCAAAATGATGGGTATTGAGGCAGTTAAGTCTTCGACACCCGCTCCTTGTCGTAAGATGATTAAGGATGGACTCAAAATAATGATGAGCGGAACCGAAGAAGATGTGATTCATTTTATTGATAAATGTCGATCCGAATTTAAGAAACTTCCACCAGAATCTATTGCCTTTCCAAGAACCGCATCTGATGTTCGTAAGTATCAATCCTCATCCAGTATCTACATCAAAGGAACTCCAATTCATTGTCGGGGTGCTCTTCTGTTTAATCATTATATAAAGGAGAAAAAACTAACAAACAAATACTCACTTATCGGTAATGGAGAGAAGGTTAAATTTCTTTATTTGAAGAAACCTAATATTATTCAAGAGAATATTATTTCATTTATTCAAGACTTTCCTACCGAACTTGGACTTGACAAATACATAGACTATGAACTACAATTTGAGAAGAGTTTTGTAGAACCACTTAAATCTATCCTTGATGCAATTGGATGGAAAACAGAACAAACAACAACCTTGGAGTCATTTTTTACCTGATGGACTTGCCTATTAACGACAAAGAACTTGCAACAATTGTAAGTTCATTAAGACTCGGTGGTGATACTTCGTTGTATCAAAAATTAAATACCGTTAAAAGTGTTCGGGATGCCGAACCTGATGGACCCTACAAAAAAACCTTACGCGAACAATACGGGATGGTAATCTGATGGAAGATCTAATTAGAGTTAAGTATTATTTTAAAGAGCATCCAAATACAACTCTTTCTGTATTTTTGAAGACACAGGAGCAGGTAGAGGCTTACAAGTCCAAACACCCCAATTATGTTTATATTAAAGAGAGTAATTAAATTATGGATTTTCTTAAGGACATTGTAAAAGAGATTGGTGGAGAATACACTCAACTCGCTTCGGATATTGATGAAACTGAAACTTATGTGGATACGGGTTCATACATTTTTAATGCTCTTGTATCCGGTAGTATATTTGGTGGTGTATCTGGGAATAAGATTACTGCAATTTCTGGTGCTAGTTCTACTGGGAAAACTTTTTTCGCCCTTGCGGTGGTCAAGAACTTTCTTAATACTCATCCTGATGGTTATTGTCTGTATATCGATACGGAGTCTGCCATTACTAAATCACTATTAGAGTCTCGTGGTATTGATACGAATCGTTTGGTGGTTATTAATGTAGTCACGGTTGAAGAATTCCGTACCAAGACACTCAAGGCAGTTGATATTTACTTAAAAACTAAAGAAAGTGAAAGACGACCCTGCATTTTTGTATTGGATTCTTTGGGAATGCTTTCCACCAATAAAGAAATTAGTGATGCTCTGGCAGAGAAGGATACTCGTGATATGACGAAGGCTCAACTTATCAAAGGTGCCTTCCGTATGTTGACTCTGAAATTGGATCAGGCAAAGATTCCAATGCTTGTTACAAATCACATTTATGCAAATGTTGGTGGATATGGTGCCCCCACAGTCCAAAGTGGAGGATCTGGATTGATGTATTCGGCATCTACAATTATTGAACTTTCTAAGTCAAAAGAAAAGGATGGTACTGAAGTAATTGGAAATATCATCAGAGCAAAAACATTCAAATCACGCTTAAGTAAGGAGAATCAAGATGTTGAAATCCGTCTATATTATGATGAACGAGGTCTTGATCGATATTATGGTCTTCTTGAACTTGGTGAGATTGGTGGACTCTGGAAGAATACTGCTAATCGTTATGAGATTGATGGTAAGAAACTTTATGCTAAACAAATTTTAAAAGAACCGGAAACTTATTTTACCCCAGAAGTAATGGAAAAACTTGATGTGATTGCCAAAGGTGAGTTTAGTTATGGCGTATGAAAAACATTCGTATAATAAAAACTAATGTAAATGTTTCTAACATATTAGAACAACTTAAGAAATATCCCGAAGACTGGGGTTCTCAAAAAGATATCGAATACTCCGAACAATTAGACCCAACAGAATATACCGTTACTGTTGATGTATTACAACTTATAATGGGTGGAGTTGAAAAAGAGGACCAATATGTCGGGAATACTGAAATATGCATTAAAACTCCGGCATATGAAAAACACACAGAGATTCTTAATTACTTGGGAAAGTATTTTAAGAAACTCCGTCGTTGTGGATTTCTTGCACTTCCAGTCGGTGAAATAGTGGGTTCTCATATTGACGAAGGAACTTATTATCTTACGAAGGATAGATATCACCTTTCCATTCAGGGAAAATACGAGTATACTGTTGGGGATGAAACTACAACTATTGAACCGGGAACACTCTTTTGGTTCAATAATAAACTACCCCATAAGGCAGTTAATATTGGCGACAACATTAGAATTACTTTTGTATTCGATGTTCCGCATCATAAGAAAAATCTTTAATTAAAATAATGGAACGACTTGAACTTACAATCCTTAGAAACTTAGTATTTAATGAAGACTATGCCAGAAAAGTTATTCCATTTATTCAACCAGAATACTATGAACAAAGAGTAGAAAAGATAGTTTTTGAGGAAATAGTTGAGTTCATCGTTAAGTATGGTTCTTCAATTACAATAGAAGCACTCAATATTGAGATTGATAATCGTAGAGATTTGACAGAATCTGAAAATAAAGAAATTGTAGAATTACTTTCTAAACTTACTGATAGTCCAGTAGATAATCAGTGGATACTGGATACTACCGAAAAGTGGTGTCGTGACCGTGCTATTTACTTGGCACTTATGGAATCCATTCATATTGCCGATGGTAAGGATGATAAAAAAGGTAGGGATGCTATTCCCAGTATTCTTTCTGATGCTCTGGCAGTATCCTTTGATAATAATATAGGACACGATTACCTTCAGAATTATGATGAACGATATGAGTTCTATCACCGTAAAGAAGATAAGATTGAATTTGATTTGGAATATTTTAACAAAATCACGAAAGGTGGATTACCCAATAAGACTTTGAATATTGCTCTTGCCGGAACGGGTGTGGGAAAATCTCTCTTTATGTGTCACGTTGCTAGTTCTGCTTTACTTCAGAATAGAAATGTTCTCTACATCACTCTTGAAATGGCAGAAGAAAGAATTGCCGAAAGAATTGATGCGAATCTTCTTAATGTTCCAATTCAACAACTGATTGATTTGCCACGCTCAGCATTTGAGAATAAAGTAAATGGTATTGCTAAGAAGACTCGGGGTTCTTTGGTAATCAAAGAATATCCTACTGCTTCGGCACACTCCGGGCACTTCAAGGCACTTCTGAATGAACTTGCACTTAAGAAATCATTTAGACCTGATATTATCTTTATTGACTATTTGAATATCTGTTCCTCTTCACGATTTAAGAGTGGTAGTAATATCAATTCTTATACTTTGGTTAAGTCTATTGCCGAAGAACTTCGTGGTTTGGCAGTAGAGTTTAATGTTCCTATTATGAGTGCGACACAGACGACTAGGAGTGGTTTTGGTTCTTCTGATGTAGAATTGACCGATACTTCTGAATCGTTCGGTCTTCCTGCTACTGCCGACCTTATGTTTGCTTTGATTAGTACTGAAGAGTTGGAACAATTGGGACAAATTATGGTGAAGCAACTTAAAAATAGATATAATGACCCAACAATCTTTAAGCGTTTCGTTGTTGGTATTGACCGTGCCAAAATGAGACTATATGATGTAGAACAGTCTGCACAAAATGACATACTTGACAGCGGTAAAGAAGAGGAGTATAATAATGAAGAAAATAAACCAAAAAAATCATTTGAGGGATTTAAATTCTAATATGACCCAAGTTATTGATACAAACAAATATATTGAGTTCGTTCGTCAAACTACAAGTCCTGCAAGTAATGACTTTAATAAACTTATTGAAAGAATGCAAGAACTTGATGAGGAAGGTGTAAAACTAACTCATCTACTTACATTTGCTTTAGGTGCTTCTGCTGAAATGGGAGAAGCAGTTGAGGTTATTAAAAAGTGTTTGTTGCAAGGAAAGCCTTTTACTGATGATGCTAAAGTCCATTTGCTTAAAGAATGTTCCGATTGTTTCTGGTATTTTGCACAACTATGTATTGCTATGGATACTTCCTTTGAAGAAATTATGCAAATTAACTATGAAAAATTAAGTGCTCGTTATCCTGAAGGTACATTTAGCGTTCATCGTTCAGAAAATAGAAAGGAGGGTGATATTTAATAACTAAATAATGAAGTCTATTATTGGCGGCAATCAAAAATAGGCAAGAGAGGGTGGACTTAGGATCCATACAGTGGAAGTTCAAATCTTCTCACGGGCACTAAATAAAAATAAAAGTCTTATGGCAGAATCTATCCCAGCAAATAGAGGTGATTTATTTGAAGTATTTTTTGCTGCTGCAGTTGCTGCTAGATTTGTAAAAAGAGCAAAACTAAAGACTTCAAAAACATTACCAACTGTAAATACATCTGATGTTGATATTATATTGACTGAGATGATGAAGAGTGGGTATGTTAAACAAGTTAATGATGTTGGTAGTGCCGTAATTGATACGGTTTCAGTAACAGTATCGGTTCCTAGAAAGGCTCAAGATTTTTTATCAGTTAAGGCAAATTGGAATAAAGTTTCAGATTTAAGATCTGGTGCGGTATCATTTGTCAATTCTCACAGTAGATTGAATGCTCAAGCAAGGGGGTTGTCAATTAATGCAAGAGAAGATAATATTAGAATATCTGCTGCAGGAACCGAAGACCAAAAAGGAACTAAAGCAGATGTTAAAGTAGAAGTTAATTCTCCCACCAATCCAGATAAAAAATTTAGAAATATTGATTACTCATTAAAGGTTTCTGGTGGAGAGCAATTTCACCAAGTATCTGGGCAAGGATTTGATAAGTTTTTAAGTATTTTTGGTGAAATGGGTTTAGATGTGTCTCCAATTCAAGAAAAATATCAGAAGTTTATTGATAATTTTTTTGATATTGAAGTATACACTAAAAAGTACCCATCAAGAGAATCGGCAAAGTCTACTGGCGGGGGAGAACAGTTAAAAAAAGCTGCAAGGCTTGTTTATGCATATGCAACTGAAAAATTAAATGAAGGATTAGATACTGTAGAATCTACGGATACTAAAGTTAAATTTGCGGATTATATTATTTTTGGATTATCTAGAAATGTAAATACTGAATTGGTTAAGTTTACAAGTACTGGTCAAGTAAAGACTAGGGTTGCTAATAGAGAGTTTAGAGATATACTTGCAAACAGTAGATATAGTGCTAGAATGAATGCATCTGGAGACCCCAAAATAGAGATTTATCTTTCAAAACCGGATGGAACTAGACTTTCTGGCAATAGTAATTTAATTATTCAAATAAGATATAAAATGGAAGTAGCAAGTTCAAATGCTTCTATGGGAAAATCATATAGATTTTATCCAAGAAATTATCTTGAAGCACAACCAGGAATGTTTCTAATATGAAAGACCTCCAAGCATTTCTTAATAATATTCTTGATATTTTCACCACTAAAAAATCATTACCAAACGATATAATGAATGATTTTATCAAGTATTTTTACTTCACTCTTGATAAGGAAATTAAATCAAATAAGTCAGAAGTATTGAAGAATAAATATATTAAGATTAGAAAAA